GCCATAATACTACTGGTCACTTTAATACCGCGGTAGGCGGGGGTGCCCTTAGTTATAACACCACCGCAAGCTATAATACAGCAGTAGGGTACGGCTCACTGCAGGCTAATACTACAGGTATAAATACAGCAGTCGGTCAAGGCTCTTTAGCAAATACTACAACGGGGACATCAAATACAGCAGTAGGTAAAAATGCCCTTGGCTCCAACATCTCAACAAGTCGCAACACAGCTTTAGGTTATCAAGCGCTATATGAAAACCTCGTTTCAGACAACGTAGCAGTTGGATATTTAGCCGCTGACTCAACCACTACTGGCTCTAATAATACCGTAGTAGGAACAGAAGCATTCCAAGCTAACACCTCCGGAAGTGCTAATGTGGCAATTGGTTATCGTACTTTGTATCTTAGTACAACTGCTTCAAATAACACAGCAGTTGGTCAATATGCTTTAACCTCAAACACCACTGGAGGCTCAAACACGGGGCTTGGCGAAGATGCCCTACTATCGAATACAACAGGAAGCGTTAATACCGCAGTAGGTAGAAGAGCCCTGGAAGACAATACAACTGGTAGCAATCATGTTGCTATGGGCTACGCTGCTTTACGAAATGTTACAACTGGAAACAGTAATGTTGCTTTAGGTTATTTGTCAATGGACGCAACTACTACTGGCTCAAATAATGTAGCAGTAGGTTTTCAAAGCTTGAAGTCTAACACTACAGGTCAGCTTAACACCGCCATTGGTTACAATGCTTTACAAGCACAAACCTCTGATGCTTACAATACGGCCGTAGGAGCTAACAGTATGGAGTCAACGACTTCTGGCATATTTAATGCTGCTCTGGGCAGGCTCTCTTTATCTACTAACACTACTGGAGGATACAATGCTGCTATTGGTTACGGAGCTCTTGGATCAGCAAACACTTCTGGTTCTCATAATACAGCTGTTGGCTATTACTCTTTGTATGTAAATACTACAGGATCACAAAACGTTGCAGTCGGTAAGGAAGCAGGTATGAGTGTTACTACAGGTACTGAAAACGTTATGGTTGGTACATTTGCTGGCTCATCAAATGCCTCTTCTACTAACGGTATTACAACAGGTACTGCAAACATTGCGGTTGGTCTTGGTGCGATGGCCGGAGACGGAACGGCTGTAACAGGTGGTAATAATATTGCAATTGGTAGATACGCGGGGCAGAAGTTTACAAGTTGTAGTTATAATATTACTATGGGACGAAATTCTTTAGCCAAAAACACAACTGGACAATATAATATTGCAATGGGCGACCATGCTCTTTATCAGAACGTAGCGGCTAATCGTAATACCGCAATTGGTTATGAAGCATTTATGAGCTTGACCAGATCAAGTAACACTGATACACATAATACAGGCGTTGGTATGTATGCCGGTAGATCAGTGACAAGTGGAGCATATAATTCAATAGTTGGCGCTCATGCTGGTGATAATATTACTACAGGCTCTCATAATAACGCTTTCGGATATGAAGCAGCCGGTGCACTTACTACAGCCACTGGAGTTATTGCAATAGGTTCTATGGCAGCTCAAGCTGCAACAACTGGAGCCTATAGTATTGCTATAGGATATGAAGCGGCTAAAAATCTAACTGGAGGAAGTCAAAATGTTCATTTAGGTTTCCGCACAGGGTACTTTGGATACGGAAGTGAAAATAATATCTGTATAGGATATGAAGCAGGAAAAGGAGATACTGGTTCAGGCTCTCCTGCTATGCATTTTAATGTCTTTATAGGAAAACAAGTAGGTAGAGTATGTAGAACAAGTCAAAATAATGTTGGAATCGGTAATGAATCACTCTTTAATTTACAAGGAACGAGTAATAATGTTGCAGTTGGAACTTATACACTTAGAGAAAGTCAAAGTCCAAGTAATTGTACTGCTGTAGGTATTTATGCTGGACAATATACAAGTGGTGGAAATAACGTTCTTGTAGGTATTTCTGCAGGAACATATCTATCTACAGGTACTTATAACACTTTCATGGGCTCTGAAGCGGGTCGAGGTACTTCTACCACTGCAAATACTGCGAGTCAAAATGTTGGACTAGGATACGCGGCTCTTTACAATACTTCGAGTGGTGGTGCTAATGTTGCAACGGGAGCTTTTTCATTATTTGCAAACACTACTGCTACGGGTAATGTCGCCAATGGGTACTACGCTCTAAGACATAATACTACTGGAGGAGACAATGTCGCAATTGGACGTCAAGCACTAATTTCCAACACAACTGCATCAAATAATTCTGCGGTGGGTGCCTATAGTATGTATAGTAATCAAACGGGTGCTAGTAACATAGCGATGGGTATTTATTCTGGATATGTTTGTACTGGCTCTAACAATACTATGCTTGGAGCTTCTGCTGGTCGTACTGTTACATCAGGAGGGGAAAATACTTTTGTAGGAATGCAGGCTGGATATTCTACAGCAGGCGCAGTAAACTCTAATACTTTTATTGGGTGTAATGCGGGTTATTATGTAACAGGAGCCTCTAATACGATTCTTGGTCGATTTACCGGCAACGAAGATGGTCTCGATATACGCACTGCAAACAATAATGTTGTACTCGCTGATGGAGGAGGTAATGTAAAGCTTCATTTCGATGCATCAGATGCCGCACACTTTAGAGGAAATGTGCATACAACCCAACTTTCAATGGAAAATCCTACTGGTCAAGATATTCAAGTTTTTCTTTCTGGCACTGGCACTTCTTCTTTCAATATAAGGAAGGCTAGTACTTCTGCTCATTTTTCTTTGAGCGCTACAGGAGCATTGACAATAGGAGGCTCTCTTACTCAGAACTCTGATAGAAATATTAAAGATAATATAGAAGTAATCTCAAACTCACTAAATAAAGTAAGTTTGCTAAATGGATCAACATATACTCGAACTGATAAAGGACAAGATCCAACAAAAATACATGCTGGATTAATTGCTCAAGATGTAGAGCTGGCACTTCCTGAAGCAGTTGGAGAGACAGAAGATGGTATTAAAACAGTAGATTACAGTGCAGTTGTAGCTCTACTTGTTGAGTCTGTCAAAACACTTACAGCAGAAGTTAATACCTTAAAGAAAGAAATAATTGAGTTAAAAAAATAATTTAATATTAAGACAAGTTAACGCCTCTGCTTGTCTTAATCAAAATAACGAGAGGCTAGACATTTTAGGAGAAATAAAATGGCAGATAGAACAGACGCGGAACTAGCCCAGGATTATACCGCTATGGGGCACAGCGTATCTCTAATTAACGCGGTAATCGCAGGAGATCAAATGGCAGGAGAACCTGCCGCAGACAGGCAAGATTGTGTTGATCGCAATGTAGCTCATTTAGAAATCATGGTTGCAAAAAGTGATTGGGGCAGTGAAAGTATGACTGCTACTAATAGTGCTATTGCGGCAGGAAAAGGCTACACAGCCTCATAGGAGATAAATCATGGCAGTAACTTGGAAAGTAATTCAAACTGAAAGAGAAACAACAAATAATGGCATTACAGTATGCCATTGGACAGCAACAGACTCAGAAACAGTGGGTTCAGGAGATTCAGCAGTAGTACATACAGGAAGTTCTTATGGCTCTTGTGGATTTACTCCGGATCATACCGATGGAGGCTTTACAGCTTATGCAGACGTAACAGAAGCAAATGCAATAGCATGGTGCAAGGCATCTATGGGTGCTGATGAAGTCACTCGTGTAGAGACTTCTGTCGCAGCTCAGATTACTGAGTCAAAGACACCAACAAACGCAGCAGGCGTGCCTTGGTAAGTTTTAAAAGAGTAATAAAAAAGGGACTTTGCAGTCCCTTTTTTGTTTTATACAACTTCACCTTCTTCAGGAGCTTCTTCAGGAGTTGGGTTTTCCAACTCTGTTTGTAGTAGTCCTGTAAAGCCTTGAATACCTACTTCAATTTGGTCAAGACGAGCACGAGTTTGATTTGCTTGTGCTTGCATGTCTTGTACCTGTGATACTAGATACTTTGCTTTATCAGAGATTTCATCTACTTTGTACTCTTTGTCGTTCATAGTGATGGTTTGTACTTCGTTTTCAGTTACTTCAGTCATTATAATGTCCTTTATACAATTTCACAGGCTCCGCCTACACAGGCGAGTTCTTGTGATCCGGTTGTGTTATCTTCTTTTTCAAACTGAGAGAGCTCTTCCCAGTTTACGTTTTGTGGCATAGCCGCCACTAGCTCATTGTATTGATTTTCATCAATATCTTCATAAGGGGCTTGTTGATATACATGGTCACTGGTAGGTAGTAAACTAATACCAGAACACATATCAAAGTTGTCCCAAATCCATTGTGCAACTTGTAAATACTCATTATCAGTATAATATACAGTCACACTCGGCTTATGTTCACACCAGTGATTCTGATATGCTTTCCATAAACCTAATTGTTGCATTGCTCCTACTTCTTTCACACAAGTACTTGTTTCAGGAGCTTTTACAGGAAAACTAAATACTACAGACGAAGGAGACATTACATCTTGTTCTACAGGAAACCCTGCTTGCTCCATATAGAGTGCAAGCGGATCTTTTTTGTCCGAACGTACTCTCCGAATGTAATGCTTAGAGAAACGAGGATGAATCCCGGAAGCACTATCAACGAGCTGAGACACAGTACCACTAGGCTTAACACATGTAATAGCTGCAGACTGTGCAACGCCAAGCTTCTCAGCCCACTCTTTATTTGTTTCAATTGACACCTCTCTCATTTCGTTCAACCACTGCTCTAATTGAGGACTCTCATGTCCTAGAACAGCATGATCCATAATTCCCGTAAGACTTACTCCAAGCAATGCCTCTTCTTCAGTATTACGCTTCCAGCGCACCCGTAGATACCTAAAGTCAGTAAGAGTAGATTGTAGAGTACCAATAATAGTAGCAATACGAGTCTTTTTCTTTAGAGTTTCAAGAGTGTCATCTGCTCGAACAACTACTTCAGACAGGTTACAAAACTCATTACTTCGTAGAATAATCTCAGAACAAGGGTTAGTACCAAAGTCCTGATCTGGGTCTCTACGACCATTACGAGCTGCAATCTTCTGTGCGGCTATACGACTAAATAGTCCTCTTTCTCCTGCTTTACTTTCATACAAGTTACGCATCTCGTTAAGATATGCTTCAAAATCAGGCTTCTCAGTATATGCTACAGAGTTGTTTGCTAGGCGACGCTGACCTTGGTCAACCCACCACTGCCCTGACTTAGCTTTTGACATACGTTGATCTGAAAGATTTGAAAGACTGATCAATGCCGATCTTCTTACTCCTCCAACAACTACAATGTCAGCTACTTTACATACTACATCGTGACACTCAATACTTGTAAGTTTACGACCTGCTGCTTTCTGAAATACTCCTGTACAAAAATGGAATAAATCAATCAAAGGCTCNGGTCCACTTGCTCTACCACCAAAAGTTTTAAGTCTAGCTCCAGCTGGACGTACTCGGCTCATNTCCCACTGAGGTAATTTACCTGCATAAAGCATAGCAATTAACTCACGGAAAGCACTTGCCCATCCTAGCTTACTGTCACTTACTACAATAGTAGAACTTGTTTTGTGGAATGTTTCAGCTACTTCGGGTAGTTTATTAATAAAATTACGTTCTACACTGAAACCTACTCCAGTTCCGCACATCAATACATACATGAGCTCATCGAATGCTCGTGGATGATCAATGTGTAAATAACTACAGTTAAAGCCTGCAACGTTATCACGTTTCAACGCTTCTCCTGCTGTCATCATACATCTCATAGAAGGCATTACCTCTAGAGCATGAATTGCTTCATATATTTCTTGTCCTTCATCGTCTGTCAACTGCTCTCTTTCTTTAAAGAAGTCAACATATCTGTGACATGTTTCGTCCCATGTCTCTCTACGACCTTCACTTTCTAGCCATCTGGCATAACGGCTTTTGTGAATAAAACTTTGGTATTGGTCCATTAGCCCATTCTCTCCTGTATATCAGACAAATTGTCTGCTCCGATTGCGTCATCGCAATATGTTATTAAATCCATCAATTCGTAGTTTTTTAGTAAAACTTCTGCATTCTGGTTTAGTTCTTGAATATACTTATAACTACCATCTATAGGTATGTTATCGTATATATTCATTGCATCGCCGTAATCTCGTATAAGCTGTTCTGCTCGCTTCGGGCCTATGCCATTAATTCCTGGGACGTTATCTCCTTTATCGCCTGTAAGACATTTGAAAGAAATATATTCTTCAGGTGATACGTTGTAGTGTTCGCTCCAGTTGTTTATTGTTACTTCTTTTCGAGTAACGTAAGAAAATCTACTTACTCCTTCTTGTATCAATAGATCCCAATCTCGGTCACTTGATACTAGCCATATTTCATCTAAACCGTACTGCTTCTTTTGCTTTACAAGGTGGGCAGCAAGATCATCTGCCTCTACACCCTTAAAACGAAGAACAGCAAACTCTTCTGATAATAGCTCTAAAGTCTCTTCATACTCTTCAAAGAAGTCAATAAATGCTTGCTTCTCTGCTTCTGTTTGTTCAGCGTACTTATCTTTTCGATTTTGTTTGTACTCTGGTAATATCTCTTTTCTATAACTAGAAGATCCCCAATCTGCTGTAATAATTATATTACCACAGTTGTAAGAATTTGCTAGAGATTTTACTGTTTCTACATACTGCTCACGAAAATCTGTTCTGCCCTGATGTTTCCAGCGAAAAGCTAAGTTTAGTGCGTCTACGATTAGAGTTGTGCCTTCGGCACCTCCAATGCGTTCATTAAAATTAAAAGCCACTTATAAACTCCACTTTCTCACTTGCTAACCAATCCTCTGCTAGTATAACGTAACAATTCAAGAACCGAATATACAGATACTCATCTGTGTTTTCTGGTTTCATTTCTGTTACTACAAATACCTTTGATCGATCATATTTAAAAAATAGCATAGGCTTTTGATCGCCTCCTGCCGCTTGTATTACAATTTTCTTCCACCAACGAATAAGATTATTTGTCTTTGGTTGTGTGAATATTTTATCCGTAAGTGGTGAATCTCTGTAATTTTTTACCTCTATACAATAAAAGTTTCTCTGATTGGGGACATATAAGTCCCCTTTCAGATATTCGAGAGCACCCGAGGCAGGTACTCTTTCGAATTTCAATCCGGTAGCTTCTCGAAGCATATCACGTACTAGATACTCTCCCCTTGCTCCCTTTGCTCTTGAGTCTACCATATTCTTCCTCGCTTATGCCGCATCCACTACATCGGCTATTTTTTACGACACTTATAACGAGATATCCGCATTCGTGCCTCCAATATTCGTCCGCAAGCTTGGCTCCTTCAACTACATTCCACCATTGCCTACGTCTACCAGCACTCATGCTAGAACGACCGAGAGATTGTGCCAACAAAAGAGTCCCCCTCATCTGTTGTAATATACGATACTCCCCAATCAAAACCTTGCCAAGATAAGCCATAACCAGCTTCTATGTAGTCGCCGTCAAACTCTTTGCCAAAAATTCCATAAGTGCTATAAAAACCATTCCATTCGGCAGTTACGGATGTAAAATCATAATCCATACCACCTTCTCCATCCCACGTTCCTATACTATGTCCTAGAGATAAAAACTTATAATCAATACCTAGATTTACTTCTTCATAAGTCTCGTCAAAGTCTCCAGTATAGTAATAACCTGTCATACCTGCTGAAAATGCTAAATCTTCGATTTCCCAAGTATAAGAACCATATACGTCTACTTCGGCTCCGTCTCCTACGTCAGCGGTCCAAATACCTGCATTCAAACCTCCAACATCTAAATCTACTCCTGCGCTAAACGATTCTTTACTTTGAAAGATACCCCGATAATGATACTCGGTGGCGTATCCGGCGTTCATTGATACTTCTGCCGATGCTATAGATGCTCCTAGCAAACATAGCGGTACTAATAACTTTTGCATTTAATTCTCCAATATGCTGATGTTTCCATCCTTAACGACTTCGATTTTCTCGAGTAAAGGATGTGACCAGCCATGTGAGACTATGTAGGTATTCATATCTTCTCGCAATAGAACCTCCACCAGTTTCTCCCTTCCTTGATCATCGAGGACGTTGGTTACTTCGTCTAAAAACAGTATATTGATTTTAGACTTTGAAATACTACTCATTAGCTTACGAATTGCTATTAGAGTAGCGGTGTTTACTCTTGCTAATTCTCCGGAAGAAAGGGCTAGAATATCTACTACGTTACCATTATCGGTAATTTCTACATTGAGTTTATCGTTTGAAACAACAAATTCAAGAGTAAAGCGACCATCAGACAATTCGGCCAAGTACTCATTTGCCATCTCTTCTAGCTCTCCAACTAGATTTTCTATCTTGTATGCAAGTAAACCGTTTGTGCTAAAAGACTTCTTGAGTATATCAAGCTCTGACTCTAGCTTTTGGTTTCCTGCTAACTTACCATCATATTCTTCTTGTTGTTCGACAAATTCGGCTGTTTGCTCTTGAATAACTTGAATACGAGTATTTATCTTTGTTCGTCTTTCATTTTCTGCCGCATTATCTGCGAGGTCTCTTTTTGCCTTCTGTAGTTTACCTTGAAGATTCTGTAACTCATTGTCAAGCTTGTACTTATCCAATATATTTCGAGGTAAACTTTGGTCGAAAGATCGTAACAAATCTTCCCAATCCTTCTGCGCTTTGACGTTTCGCTCAAATTCTGCATTGTTCTCTTTAATCTGTATAATTCGAGGTTTAATCTCACTTATTCTCTCCAAGGCTTCTTCATACTTTCTGCGTTCCACATCAATCATCGCCTTCTCTGCCGAAACATCGATAGGTTGCTTACAAGTGGGACAAATTTCTTTTAATTCTTCTAACTTTTTCAGAGTCCGTTGAGCACCCGTAGCGACTGCTTGTACTGATCCTAACTCTGATTGTAACTCATCATAAGACTCATAGTCTCTTATAACTGAGTTCTGTATCTCTGCAATATTGATTTGATCGAGCAGTGACTTGTATTGATTATTTGTAGTAATTTTTTTATTTTTTTCGGAGATATTTTCAATCTCTGCCATTAAAGAACTTAAAGCCTTCTCATCATCAGATGTATCAATTTCTAAATCCAACATGGGCAGTATGGTTATATCACTCAATTTATTTGTTTCTAACCATTTTTCTACTGTTGCTAACTTCCCTGCTATCGTAGCAGACGTATTCGATACCTCTCTCGAAGCACTTTTAAATACATCAAATAATTCAACGTACTTTTCGAGGTGTAACAAGTCTATGAGAAACTTCTTACGGTTTGCATCTGTAGCTGTTAAAAACTGCAAACTCGCATTTGTATTTTGATATACTAACTGCGAGAATGTTTTAAAGTCAACTCCGAGAACTTCTTGAATATTCTTATATGTATTTGTAGCCGTGTGGCTAGAGATATCAATACTATTCTTTTCGAGTTTTACTTTTATACTTGTCTTTCTGTTGACAGTAATTTCATACCTATCTTCATCTTTCGTAAAAGAGAGATAGATGTTATAACCATCATTCACATAACGATTGGGAATGTCTGCTTTTTTGATACCTTTTGAGTTTTTATTATACAATGCCTCTTCAATGATTAATGGAATGGAGGACTTCCCCATCCCATTAGTACCAAGGATCTGTGTAACAGTATTGTCGTTTAATTGTAACTCATTACCAGCACCATAACTAAAGCAGTTATCCCATTTCAACGTTTGTAGTGTAATCATTGTATGTTCCTATGATGTCTGGTATTTTATCAGGGTTTATTTCGAGTATATAAGTTAGATACTCTATTAACTCTTCTTGTATCGTCATCTCTTTATCCATGATAAGAGATGCTTCTGACTTTCGTTTTACTACTTTCTTGTCAAGAAGTTCTGAGTTCTTCACTCCTGCCAAGTCTTGTATATCCCCTTCTACTTCGTAGATCGTATGATCAAATTCTGTTGGAAGCATCTCTTCACTACTTGTTACAGTCTTTCGAAGTAACTGAGGTAAACGAAACTCTTCCCACATCCAGCTCCAGTCATTCTCATTAATCAGTATGTACCCTGTCTTTACTAGATTTCTATGGAATGAAGTAGTCATTGGACTACCTGGGTATACAATATTTCTTTGTGTATTGCTATGAGAGTGCAAGTCTCCTGCGAATACAACAGGGAAGTCTTCGAACATATCTAAGTTGACTTCCGGTTTTACGTGTGGTGGTATCTCTCCTCTGACGTGCGTAAACAAAGGCTGTGACGTATTAAAATGTTCAATTGCACCTTTTCTGTGTAAATCTGCATAAGGTAATATACCATATCCAAGATCATGATCAACGTAGGATATATCTACTACATTGATGAGAGGGTTGATATCCCGTGAAACCTGTTTAAGCTGGGTAAAGAAAGTTTTATTTTTCTTTGTGGCTTCGTGGTTTCCATCATATATAATAGTAGGAATCTTTACTCCTCGAATAAACGAGAAGTAAAGCTCCAATTCTTCCATGTTCGGTAGACGATCAAAGAGATCTCCACCGATGATGTGCATATCACACTCTTTCTCTAGTTCATAAACTTGCTCAAAGAACATTTTATAACGGTTTGTAGCCCACTTTACTGGTACATTTTTCTGTCCCAGCTTTATGTGCCAGTCTGCCGTGAAGAGAATCATCCTACATTGAACTCCGCATCTAAGGCTTCGTCATCAGTTTCGTCACCGTGGTTACGAACTCTGTCAAGCAACTCTTTTTGAGCATCTGGAGTAGGACGAGACATAACATCATCCATAGACTTCAAGTCTGCAATGGATGCTAATTCGTCTTCTGTAAGCGCACGAGGCTTGCATTTCAGTGCTTGTAGCTGATATTCTACATTGTAAGGAAGTGGCCCAGTCTTTACTCGCTTGAAACAAATGTCCCAGCCAGTAGTAGCATCAGTAGGATCACCGAGATCTTCTGCGGCAGTAATAATTTGCTCCCACAACTTCTTCTTTAGGTTTACTACTTTGAGTTCACCATTATCAATGCACTGAGTAGCATAGCTCCAGCCACATTTTAGGTCAGGATAGTACTCTCGTACCCAATCCTTTTCTTGATTATTAAATCTCTCAGAATTTCTATCAAAAGATAGACACTCCATAGGGATATTTTTGCCATTCTCACCTTGAATCCAGTAGACATAGCGAGCTAAGATGTCGCCAACGATACGCATTTTGTTATCGCCGTCTTTGTATTGAAAGGTATTGATGGATGATTTTTGGGCTCCGCCCGTTTGCTTATTAAATGATAGTGCCATTAGTGTATAGTCTCCAGTGTGACTTCTTCATATATAAATGTAATTTCTTGGTCATCTACAATGAGTAGCCTGTTATCGTTAATTTGTTCTAGAGGCACTGGACAATGCAGTGAATCTAGTGTGGTTTTATAAGAAGCTATGTAATCTGCGTAGCTTCGCAAAGAAGCGAGAGCGTAGTAGATACAAAGTTCTTTAGATGTGTACTTATAGGA